GGGCCGTGAATCCATGCCGGTATTCCACAATACCCGGGTACTGGTGGAGCCGGAACCGAAAAGCATGCGTAATCTGCCGTCCGGGGTCGTTCCTGCCGTTCGCCAGCCGCTGGCGGAGGATAAATCATTACTGCCATTTTTCAGCGACGAACGAGTGATTCGTGCTGCTGGTGGCGCTGGCGCATTGTCTGACTGGTTACTGCGCCATGTTAAATCCTGCCAGTGGCCACACGGTGATTATCACCACAGTGAAACCGTCATTCACCGTTATGGTACCGGCGCAATGGTGTTGTGCTGGCACTGCGACAACCAGCTGCGCGACCAGACCTCCGAATCACTCGGGCAACTTGCTCACCAAAACCTGTCTGCATGGATGATTGACGTCATACGCCATGCAATGAATGGCTCGCAGGAACGGGAATTATCGCTGGCTGAATTATCCTGGTGGGCGGTCCGCAATCAGGTGGCGGACGCGCTACCGGAAGCGGTATTACGTCGTTCGCTGGGGTTGCGTGCGGAAAAAATCCGCTCAATGTACCGTGAAAGCGACATCGTACCGGGAGAGCAGACCGCCACCATCATACTGAAGCAGCGCACAAAAAATCTTGCGCCGCTGCCTCACGCCCACCAGCAAAACCCGCCACAGGAAAAGACGGTGGTCAGCATTGCCGTTGATCCCGAGTCACCGGCTCAGTATCTCCAGCGCCAGAAATCACAACGGGAAGAGATGCCTGTATACACGCGCTGGGTAAAAACGCAGAAATGCATGACGTGTGGCAATCAGGCAGATGATCCGCATCACATCATTGGTCATGGACTGGGAGGGATGGGAACAAAGGCTGATGATTTGTTTGTTATTCCGCTGTGCCGTAAATGCCATAGCGAACTACACGCCGGGGTAAAAGATTTTGAAGAAAAACACGGCAGCCAGCTGTTGTTGCTGATTCGTTTTTTAATGCACGCGAGAAATTCGGGTGTTCTGAAGTGGAAAGCATAAATGACTGAACGCATAGAATTTGTTTTGCCTTACCCGCCAACGGTGAACACTTACTGGCGTCGTCGTGGCAGCACATATTTTGTATCAAAAGCCGGGGAGCGTTATCGCCGGGCAGTGGCGCTTATTGTTCGCCAGCAGCGGCTGAAATTAAGCCTGTCCGGAAGGTTGGCAATAAAAATTATTGCAGAACCACCGGATAAGCGCCGCCGTGACCTGGACAATATCCTGAAAGCACCACTGGATGCGTTGACGCATGCCGGACTTCTCATAGACGACGAGCAGTTTGATGAAATCAATATTGTGCGCGGTCAGCTCGTTCCTGGTGGGCGGCTGGGCGTGAAGATTTACAAAATTGAGAGTGAGTGATCGTAAATATGATATACCCGGAAATTACAGGCAAAAGCGGCGAGCATTTACGTCTAAAAACGCTGGAAGCCGTCTGGATCCAGGGGAAATTACGGATGTGGGGGCGTTGGTCGTATATAGGTGGTAGCAAAACAGGAAATATGTTCAATCAGTTGCTGGCATCCAAAAAACTGACAAAAACCGCAATCAATGAAGCCCTGCGTAGAATCAGGGAGTCAGGGATTGATAAACCAGAGCTGGAAGCATTCTTGCGAGAGATGATCGCTGGCAGACAGAAGAGCTGGTTGTCTCACTGTACTGATGCAGAGGCGTTACGCATTGATGGGGTGATAAGTAAAGCGCTTGCACGTTATCCTGGATTGATTGATATCCTGCGGCAAAGATACGAAGGGCGGGGGATGAGTAAACGCAAAATGGCTGAATTGTTGAATGAGGTTCACCCTGAGTGGTGCTATGCAACATGCCGCAATCGTATAGATATGTGGCTGAGAATAGCTGAGTTTATTCTGTATCCACTGATGCGAGATGCATTTTCTTTTACTGACGCTTAGAATCTGGAGGGCGTTTGTTGTTGCACGAAGAGGATTTTTGGCTGGTAGTAAGGTTTGTGCAGTTTTAGAAAAAAAGCTTGTATTTTTAGCCATAAACTGTTTCAATCCAGCTACGCTTCGCAAAGCTGTACCGCGAGGCGAATAGCAGACATGGACACCTGAAAGAACCCGCTTTATGCGGGTTTTTTTATGCCTGAAAAACGGCACAGAACATTAAACGCGCTGGTAGTTGTGAATACTGGTCTTTCAGCTTGCTGGCTTTTTCGACAAGAGGTATTGGTATGTCACGTTAACCAGAAAAGGGAAAAAGGCATGCTAAAACAGCAGGATATGACCGAAACCGCCAGAGTGGTGTTTAATGAATTAAGCGTCACCGAACCGGCGACCGTCGGGGAAATTGCGCAGAATACTTACCTTTCACGCGAACGCTGCCAGTTAATACTGACTCAGCTTGTTATGGCGGGTCTGGCAGATTATCAGTTCGGTTGTTACAGACGCCTTCCGCAGTGAAGGCTTTTTAATTTGTGGTAATGGGCGGCTGGTGGGTGTTAGCGGCACCTGCCAGCCATCTGCTCATGCGTTGGGGTCACAAGCAAACCTCAGGCCCATCTGCTTTGCGCAAAAGCGGCATGAGCCTATCAGAGAAGTGCTTATTGATCTATGATTAATACTGTAAAAATATCCAGTTGTGAGTTAATCAACGCTGATTGCCTGGAATTTATCCAGACCTTACCGGAAAACTCTGTCGATCTGATAGTCACAGACCCGCCATACTTTAAAGTGAAGCCCGAGGGCTGGGATAACCAGTGGGAGGGCGACGATGATTACCTGAAATGGCTGGACCAGTGTCTGGCGCAGTTCTGGCGGGTACTGAAGCCTGCCGGAAGTCTTTACCTGTTCTGTGGTCATCGCCTGGCATCTGACACCGAAATCATGATGCGTGAGCGCTTTAATGTGCTGAACCACATTATCTGGGCGAAGCCGTCCGGACGCTGGAACGGGTGCAATAAGGAAAGTCTGCGGGCGTATTTTCCGGCAACAGAGCGCATTCTGTTTGCAGAACATTATCAGGGACCGTATCGCCCGAAAGATGATGGCTATGTGGAGCAGGGGCGCGAGCTAAAACAGCACGTCATGGCCCCGCTGATTTCTTACTTTCGTGATGCGCGTAAATCACTGGGAATAACGTCAAAACAGATAGCGGAAGCCACCGGAAAGAAAAACATGGCTTCGCACTGGTTTGGTATCAGTCAGTGGCAGTTACCGAACGAGGGTGATTACAACAAATTGCAGGCGTTGTTTGCGCGTGTTGCGGCAGAAAAACATCAGCGCGGGGAACTGGAAAAGCCACACCACCAGCTGGTCAGCACATACAGTGAGCTGAACCGGCAGTATACGGAACTGCTGAGTGAATATAAAAATTTGCGGCGGTATTTCGGTGTGACGGCGCAGGTTCCGTACACCGATGTCTGGACGCATAAACCGGTGCAGTACTATCCAGGGAAACATCCGTGCGAAAAACCGGCAGAAATGCTGCAGCAGATAATCAACGCGAGCAGTCGTCCGGGAGACCTGGTTGCAGATTTTTTTATGGGTTCAGGTTCAACGGTAAAAGCGGCGATGGCACTGGGGCGTTGTGCGATTGGTGTTGAGCTGGAGACCGGACGCTTTGAACAGACAGTCAGGGAAGTTCAGGATTTAATCGTTTGAAACGGATGAGATTGCAGAATTAATTACGCACCATTATTATTCTGCTCCCGGCCCTTTAGCTCAGTGGTGAGAGCGAGCGACTCATAATCGCCAGGTCGCTGGTTCAAATCCAGCAAGGGCCACCATCACAAACCGCCATTAGCTTATCAGGAAGAGCAGACGACACCATAACAGGGTTGTTGGTGCGGGGGCGGGTCCCCGATGGCGGTCCATTATCGGTATTCTGCGTTGTTAGCTCAGCCGGACAGAGCAATTGCCTTCTAAGCAATCGGTCAGTGGTTCGACTCCACTACAACGCGCCACACTTATTTTCCAGGCTCGCTTCGGCGGGCCTTTTTTGTATCTGCGCCACGCCCGGCGCATATCAACCACAGAGCCTTTCGGGGGTGAGCTTACGGAGTGGTCAGTGTGACTTTCTCTGTGGGCAGATCGCTCCCGGGCGTTGGCTCACCCACCCAAAGGAACGTCACGATGTTTGGAATCTTCAAAAAGAAAACCCGCAGAGCGGCAGCGGAAATTAAAAAGTTTGAGAAACGCGATCTGGCACAGGCGGTGATTAACGCTGCATACCTGGTGGCCTATGCAGATGGTGAATGCGAGGCATCCGAGAAAGCGAAGATCGAACAGGTCTTACGTAATCAGCCTGCGTTGTCTGCGTTTACCTCGGAAATTAATGCGATTAGCGCAACTATTATCGGTCAGCTGGATACCAATTTTAAAATTGGTCGTCGTGCCGCGTTACGCGAGATTGAGGATGTGAAACACGATACGCGTGAAGCGGAAGATGTGCTGGATGTGGCGGTGGCCATTGCGGAGGCAGACGGCGAAATTGAGCCGGAAGAGCGCAAGGTGCTGGAAGAGATTGCCGGTGTTCTGGGTCTTCGTCTGGAGAATCACCTGTGCGGTAAAACTGCGCCTGGCTGTGGCTGCACTCCTGCTGTTTCTGGTGGTGATGGTGGATTTCACCAGCAGAATCATGTCGGTGCTGGCGGATGGGGTGCTGGTCTGCGGCATTGTGGTATTGCTGTGGCCGGTGATAAAAAGAAACAGCCTGCATAATGCTTGGTTTTTTGTTTGCTGTTTATTAAAAACACTTCTGCATGGTGAATCCCCCTGTGCGGAGGGGCGATCAGCAACCAGGTATATGGGATAATCGCGGATTTAGGTGCTGATACTGAATTCACCGGGAGGCACCCGGCACCATACAAGAAAAAGAATGTGCATGCAAACATGCCCCTCTCCGGAGGGGCTTTTTTATGGGTAAAAAATGCCCGAATGGGTTCGGGCAATAGCATGAGATACTGATATTGTTGTGTTGTTATCGTGTGGATTTTAACCAGGGTTTATCAGGCTGCGCAACTGCGTGGCCTTTTTTCATTTCTTGGGCTGTAGTCCCCGTGTGTCATTCAGGCTTCCGGACTACAGCCCACTCCATATCTGATTTAATACACTATCCCGGCCGGGAGGAATAATGACATTTAAACATTATGATGTTGTCAGGGCGGCGTCGCCGTCAGACCTTGCGGAAAAGCTGACACACAAACTGAAAGAGGGCTGGCAGCCGTTTGGGAGTCCGGTGGCCATAACCCCTTATACCCTGATGCAGGCGATTACAGCAGAAGGTGATGTGGTGGTCAGTGGTGCAACTGAGCCGGAGTGGTACTACGTCATCGTACTGGCCGGGCAGTCCAATGCCATGGCTTACGGTGAAGGGCTTCCGCTGCCGGATTCATACGATGCTCCGGATCCGCGCATTAAACAGCTGGCGCGCCGCAGTACAGTGACGCCGGGTGGGGCTGCCTGCAGATATAACGATATTATTCCGGCCGACCACTGCCTGCATGATGTGCAGGATATGAGTACGCTGAATCATCCGAAGGCAGACCTGAGCAAAGGGCAGTACGGCTGTGTCGGCCAGGGCTTACATATTGCCAAAAAACTGCTTCCGTATATCCCGAATAACGCGGGGATCCTGCTGGTACCATGCTGTCGTGGTGGTTCGGCATTCACCCAGGGCGCGGAGGGGACATTCAGTGCGGACACGGGGGCCAGCCAGGATTCGGCACGCTGGGGTGTGGGTAAACCGTTATATCAGGACCTGATTGCGCGCACTAAAGCTGCATTACAGAAGAACCCGAAAAATGTGTTGCTGGCGGTGTGCTGGATGCAGGGAGAGTTTGACATGAGCGCCGCCACCCACGCACAGCAACCTGCGCTGTTTACAGCCATGCTGACACAGTTTCGTGCTGACCTCTCCGTGTTTAACGCGCAGTGCCATGGTGGCAGTGCTGCAGATGTGCCGTGGATTTGTGGTGACACGACGTATTACTGGAAAAATACATACGCTACCCAGTACGACACCGTGTACGGCGGGTATAAAAACAGGGAGAGTGAGGGCGTTTATTTTGTGCCCTTCATGACAGACGGTAACGGTGTCAATACCGCCACTAACGCGCCGGCAGAAGATCCGGATATTCCGGCATCAGGATATTACGGTGCGGCATCGAGAACGAATGGAAACCAGGTATCATCAAACCGCCCGACACATTTCAGTTCATGGGCGCGCAGGAGCATTATTCCGGATCGTCTGGCAACCGCTATTCTGAACGCAGCCGGGCGCACCTCAGCCTTCATCAGTGGTAAGGCACCGGAAATCAAACCCTCGCCCGGCGGCAACACGCCATCGGGTCCGTCTGCAGATACGTCCGTTCGCACAATCTCCCTGCTGCCGGCAGCCGGAGAGGCTGCTGCGCAGGGCTGGAGCATTAAGGATGGCGGAATTCAGTTGTCGGGTGGTGTATTTAAGATCGCCAAGCAGAGCATAAAACCTGGTCCCTGACGCATCCGGTGGATGACGCAATTACCCTGCTGACACAGGGCGGCAGACTGACCTGTAAGTTCCGCCTGTCAGGCGCACTGACCAACAATCAGTTCGGGCTGGGGATTTATCTGTATACGGATGCTCCCGTTCCTGATGGTGTGGCGATGACGGGTACCGGTAATCCGTTCCTGATGTCGTACTTCACTCAGACCACTGACGGCAGAGTGAATCTGATGCATCACAGGAAAGCCGGAAACACGAAGCTGGGGGAGTTCGGCGATTACGGTAACGACTGGCAGACGCTGGAGCTGGTGTTCACCGCCGGCAGTGCCACGGTTACTCCGAAACTGAATGGAGTGGCTGGCCCGGCATTCCAGGTTATAAAAGACAGTCTGACACTGGGACTGAATGCGCTGACGCTGACGGATAGTTACAAAAAATGCAGCGTATGGCGTTGAGATAGAAAGTCTGATGCTGGAGATAAATGCACGGCAGCATATAAAAAAAGCCAGCGACTGACCTGAAAAAGAAGACGCTGGCTAAAAGGCCTTATATGTTTGTAGAGACTTATTTTTCACAGACAGCAATGATGCCTGTCAATATATTATCAATATGCGGATTGTTTCAGTTACAGATGCCTTATTAAGGAAAAAACAGCCAGCACTGACTTTCGGTGGAGAGGTGCTGGCTCAAAAGGATAGATGTACTTCACATGTTGCTTCTATATGGCAGTACATTTTCTGACAGACAGTGACGGATGTTGTCAAGATATTGTGTCATTTATAACCTGAATCAGGGGAGGCCGGAATGTTATCTGGCATTTTTAGCAGAGCCTGAATGCCATAATCACGGCTCCCGGCGTTGGCCGTCAGTGGGTGACACTGGCGGCTTTTTGTTTTTCTTTACTTTCATTTTCTGTCGGCGGTGACGGAGACATACATCAGATGGAAAAAATACACAACAGGTGTGTCATACACCACGTCAGCGGTGGGGACGGGAGTACTGGTTACTGCAGCTGCTGGACAAAGTCTCTCCGTCCAGTGGGTGGCAATAGGTGTGCTGGGAAGTCTGCTGTTTGGCCTGCTGACGTATCTGACAAATCTTTATTTCAAGATTAAAGAAGATAAGCGTAAGGCTGCGAGAGGTGAATAATGTCGCCGTCATTACGCAAGGCTGTTGCAGCTGCTATTGGTGGTGGGGCTGTTGCCATAGCGTCTGTGCTCATCACTGGTCCAGGTGGTAACGATGGTCTGAAGGTGTCAGCTACATACCATACAAAGATATCGTTGGCGTATGACTGTATGTCACGGACACACCGGAAAAGACATCATGCCCGGTAAAACGTATACCGAAGCAGAATGCAAAGCCCTCCTGAATAAAGACCTTGCCACGGTCGCCAGACAAATTAACCCGTACATCAACGTCGATATACCGGAAACAACGCGCGGCGCTCTTTACTCGTTCGTTTACAACGTGGGCGCTGGCAATTTCAGAACATCGACGCTTCTTCGCAAAATAAACCAGGGCGATATCAAAGGCGCATGTGATCAGCTACGGCGCTGGACATACGCTGGCGGTAAGCAATGGAAAGGGCTGATGACTCGCCGCGAGATTGAGCGTGAAGTCTGTTTGTGGGGGCAACAATGAGCAGGGTAACCGTTATTATCTCCGCTCTGGTTATCTGCATTATCGCCTGCCAGTCATGGGCTGTTAATCATTACCGTGATAACGCCATGACCTACAAAGAGCAGCGCGATAAAGCCACATCCATCATCGCTGATATGCAGAAGCGGCAACGTGATGTAGCAGAACTTGACGCCAGATACACAAAGGAGCTTGCTGATGCTAATGCGACTATCGAAAGTCTCCGTGCTGATGTTTCTGCTGGGCGTAAGCGCCTGCAAGTCTCCGCCACCTGTGCAAAGTCAACGACCGGAGCCAGCAGCATGGGCGATGGAGAAAGCCCAGGACTTACATCAGATGCTGAACTCAATTATTACCGTCTCCGAGGTGAAATCGACAAGATAACCGCGCAGGTTAACTACCTGCAGGAATACATCAGGACGCAGTGCTTAAAATAATTTTAATTTCACTGAAATTTAACAAGTGACTTTCAGGAAAATGCCTCGCAGATGCGGGGCATTTTTGTACCGGTATTTCACCGCGCACCGCAGCGCACAATAAACACCGAACCTGACCCTTTGGAATGGGCCTTTGAGGATACCAGTTAGTGCTGGCGAGCCTCGGTGGGCTGGTTTCCTGTGCGGCAAAGGTTCATTTCAAAGAAGCAGGCAACGCCATGAATGAATTAATTGCGAATCATGACTTCGACTTTCGCCAGTTAGTTACCGCAGCAGAAGGTCAACCGGTAACTGACACCTTCCAGATTGCCAGGGCATTTGGTAAACGCCATCAGCATGTGATTAGGGCTATTAAATGTTTGAGATGTTCTGAGGAATTCTCGACAACCCATTTTTGGGCCGTCGAGAAAATCAATGACTTAGGTATTTTTGACAAGAAACAGATTTACTACCGCATGGACTTTAGTGGCTTCGTTATGCTGGTTATGGGATTTAACGGGGCAAAAGCCGATGCTGTTAAAGAAGCCTATATCAATGCGTTTAACTGGATGTCAGCAGAACTCCGTAAGTACAGCGAAAGTTATGAAGCAGAACGTAACGCCGTAATGCTGGAGTACATGAAAGAGAAGGATGTCGCCAGCATGTCAGGCCGTCTGCTCAATCGCTGGGGGAGAACGAAAAAACCTCAATTGCTTGCAAAGCTGGAACGTCTGGAGAGACAGGGACAGTTTTTATTACCGGGATTCGATAAAGGTATTCAAGCCTGACACATTATGCGCTGTATCGTCGCCGTATTCCCGCATTAACCATGACCGTAGCCCGACGGGGAATTCCTTCTGCGTGAGTGTGCGGGAATAATCAAAAACGATGCACACCGGGTTTTACTGTGCTGACAGACGCAGGGTTACCCTCATAGTCGCTTTTCCGGTGCGATGGTGGAAGAAACCGGGATGTTCATCCATCATCACTTTGGATTGATGTATATGCTCTCTTTTCTGACGTTAGTCTCCGACGGCAGGCTTCAATGACCCAGGCTGAGAAATTCCCAGACCCTTTTTGCTCAAGAGCGATGTTAATTTGTTCAATCATTTGGTTAGGAAAGCGGATGTTGCGGGTTGTTGTTCTGCGGGTTCT